TAAGTAATTTGAATATTAGAGAAAAGTTATATCAAACTAAAATGGATGCAATTGAAGATATGACAATTCCTTTTGGTATTATTGATGATGGATTGAATGACGAGTATGAGCTTATGCCTGATGGCACAAAATGGGAAAAGGTTCAGACAGATAATTATTAAAAATCTATATCAATATTAAGAATGTATAAAGGAGAAAACAAATGCCATTTCAAGTATCACCCGGAATAGTAGTAACAGAACGCGACTTAACAACTGTTGTACCAAATGTAGCAACAACGATTGGTGCGATGGCGGGTGCGTTTCAATGGGGTCCGGTATTGGAACGAACTCAAATTTCAACAGAAAATGATTTAGTAGATGTATTTGGTAAACCAGATGCTGTTACTAAATGTCATTTCTGGACAGGAGCAAACTTTCTTGCATACGCTAACAATTTAATTGTTGCAAGAGTTGTAGGAGATGCAGCAAGAAATGCTGTTGTTGGAGATGCAGATGCAGGTACTGCTATCGTGGTAAAAAACGAAGATCATTATGATACTCTTACATATACAGATCAATTATTTGTTGCAAAATATCCCGGAGCATTAGGGAATAGTTTAAAAGTTCGTGCCATTGATGCTAATGGTTGGGCTGACGCAGCAGTAAATGCAGATTTTCTTGCAAACTTTGATAGGGCACCTGGTACATCAACTGATGTTTCTAATGCTGGTGGTTCATCTGATGAGATGCATGTTCTTATTCAAGATGAAGATGGGCTTTGGACAGGAACACCTAATTATGTTTTAGAGAAACATGCTTTTGTAAGTAAAGCATCTGATGCTAAAAAGATTGATGGTTCTAGTAACTATGTTGTAAATGTTTTAACGAATGAATCTAGGTATGCATGGGTTGGTTTGGTAACTAAGTTTACTGAAAATTCAACTGGTGCAGGTGCGAATGCAGGTCAACCAAAAGCTGGTGTAACTTTTAAAGAGTTTAATAGTGCAACTGCTTCTGAATCAGTTCCTGGCGGTTCTTTAACTGGTGGTGTTGATGATAATGCTGTTACCACTGGACAATTACAAGCTGGTTATGCTCTGTATCAAACTCCAGAAGTTGTAGATATTACTTTAGTATTAGGGGGACCTGGTGCAACTGCGACTGAGACAACAACAAGTCGTTATATTGTAGATAATATTACTTCTACACGAAAAGATTGTGTTGCTTTCTTATCACCACCTTTGAATGATACTGTAAATAATTCTGGTTCAGAAGTTACAGCTTTGACAGCAACTAATACTGCTTATGGTTCTTCAAGTTATGCAGTAATGGATAGTGCATGGAAATATCAATATGATCGTTATCGAGATGTATTTTTCTATTGTCCAATGAACGGAGATATAGCTGGACTTTGTGCAAGAACAGATTTTACGAATGATGCATGGTGGTCACCTGCTGGTTTAACAAGAGGACAGATTAAGAATATTGTAAAACTTTCTTGGGAAGCAACTAAAGCAGAACGTGATACAATGTATCCTCTAAGCATTAATCCACTTATTACTCAAAAGGGAGCTGGTGTAGTTCTTTGGGGTGACAAGACAATGCAAGTAGTTCCAAGTGCATTTGATAGGATTAATGTACGAAGATTGTTTATTGTTCTTGAAAAAGCAATTTCCATAGCAGCGAAAGCAATGCTATTTGAATTTAATGATGAGTTTACACGATCACAATTCGTGAATATGGTTGAGCCTTTCTTAAGAGAAGTACAGGGACGCCGTGGTATTACTGACTTTAAGGTAGTATGTGATACTTCAAATAATACTGGGCAGGTAATTGATACGAATAATTTTATTGGTGATATATATATTAAGCCAAATCGTTCTATTAACTACATCCAGTTGAACTTTATTGCCGCAAGAACTGATGTTTCTTTTTCAGAAATCGGTGGTTAATCTTATAAATACTTATATAAACTTAAAGGAGTAATCAAATGGCAGTTAATATTCACGATTTTAAACAGAAGTTCCGTGGGGGTGTTCGACCGAATTTATTTCGTTGTAACATTACTCATAATGTAGGTCTTGGTGAGATTGAGTTTTTATGTAAAGGAGCTCAGATTCCTGCTTCCACTCTTGGTAATATTGATGTACCTTTTCGTGGACGCCAGTTAAAAGTTCCGGGAGATCGAACATTTGCAGATTGGACTGTAACAGTCTTGAGTGATCCAACATTTGGTACACGGTCTGGTTTTGAAGAATGGAGTGGTAAGATTAATCATCATGCAGCCAATGTATCAACTTTAAATTATACAAGTCTTTACGGTCAAGCTACTGTAATTCAATTAGGTCGAAGTGGTAATGCAATTCGTGCTTATAAATTACATGATATTTATCCAATAGAAGTTGGTGCGATTGATCTTGCTATGGACACAAATGATACTGTTGAAGAATATACAGTAACATTTGCTGTTAATAACTGGTCATCTGACAATTCTGCTGGATTTGATGCAGGACTAACACAAGATAATGATTGGGAAATTGGAATTAGTGCGCAAACAAAAGTCGGTCCGTTTAGTATTGGTGTAAACGAAACGATTGGTGGAAACTTCTAAATAATTATGAATTAGGGGGTGAGTTTCTCACCCCTTTTATTATGAATTTTTAAAAGGAAAATTTTTATGGCATTTGAGTTATTTGGTTTTGAAATAAAATCCAAGAAGGAGAAGAAGGGCAAAACTTTTGTAACACCAGAAAATCTTGACGGAGCAACACAGATTATTGATGGGGGTGGGATTCTTGGACATTATCTCAATACAGATTCAGATGCTCAAGATGAAAAAAAGTTAGTCCAGAAATATCGTGATATGGCTTTTTCACATGAAGTGGATGGAGCCATAGAAGATATTATTAATGATGCTGTTATCCATGAAGAAGGTGTGCCTGCTGTCGCTCTTGACTTGGAATCATTAGATTATACAGACAGTATTAAAGACAAGATACATGGGGAATTTACTACACTTCTTGATCTGTTAGATTTTAATTTGACAGGTGCAGATTTATTTAAGAAGTGGTACATCGATGCAAGATTGTATCATCATATTGTAATTGATATGAAAAGACCAAAAGATGGAATTAAAGAATTAATTCCAATTGATCCTCTGAATATTGAAAAAGTACGAGAAGTAAAAAAATCAAAAAGTGGTGGCCAAAGTCAAATAGAATTAGTTGATGAAGTTTTAGAGTATTATCTTTATACACCAGATCAATTTGGTGGTGGTAGATTTTTACAAGGGATGACAGGAGGAGCTCAAAATGCTGTTCAGGTTGCACCTGATGCTATCTCATATGTTCATTCTGGTTTAATTGATTCAGTAAAACAAATTATTATTGGTTATTTATTTAAAGCAATCAAGCCGTGGAATCAATTACGGATGATTGAAGATGCACTTGTTATCTATAGATTAGCAAGAGCTCCTGAACGAAGAATATTTTATATTGATGTTGGTAATTTGCCTAAGTTAAAAGCAGAACAATATCTGCAACAGGTAATGAATCGGTATAAACAGAAGATGATATACAATGCATCTACTGGTGAAGTTCAAGACCAACGAAAACATCTTTCAATGTTGGAAGATTTCTGGTTGCCAAGACGAGAGGGTGGAAGAGGAACTGAAATCAGTACACTTCCGGGTGGACAGAATCTTGGTGAAACAGATGACATAGAATATTTTAGAAAGAAATTATATAAGTCTTTGAATGTTCCAATATCTAGGATTGAAGGTGCAGACTCAACATCTTTTAATCTTGGTAGAGCTTCTGAGATTACAAGAGATGAAGTAAAGTTTGGAAAGTTTATTTCTCGTTTACGACATAGATTTTCAACTCTTTTTACAGACTTACTTAGAGTTCAGTTGATTCTAAGAGGTATAATTAAAGAAGAAGATTGGTGGGAAGTTAAAGATCGTATTCGTTATATCTGGGCAAAAGATTCTCACTTTATGGAATTGAAAAACTCAGAGATTATGAGAGATCGTTTTGAGTTAGTTTCTATGGCTGAGGAGTATGTTGGTAGATATATTTCAGCAGAGTATCTGCGTAAAAATATTTTACAACAGTCTGATGAACAGATGAAAGAAATTGATAAACAGATGGCTGCAGAAAAACCAGAAGAACCAGAAGATGAAATGGGAGATGACGAAGATGGAGATGAAGACTTCTAAACCTTATAAAACTATGAAATCTATTTTAAAAGTTAAAACACAAAGTTTTCTTGATAATTATAAAAAGAATTTATTTTCAGAGGCTATGTGGAAAGTAGAGGTTGAGGGATTTCCCCCATTTTATATGGATGGAAATAGTGCTGGTGAAGTCAAAATGACCCTCAAGAAAAAATTAAAAAAACCTAAAGAGATTATATCTATTAAACGTATTCAAAAAGCAGATTGGAAAAAGAATGTTATGGATAGAATCGCTGGTAAAGAAATTGATGAGAGTGAAGAACAAGTAAAACAATGGATCAAGGAAGAAACTCTTACTGATGATTTATTAATTGATGCTATTAAAAATGTAATGAAAGAGAGGATTAAAAATGGTTGATATAACAAGTAATATTTTAAAAGATATTTTTAGTAAAAAACTTACTAAAGCAAAAGATGGTATTGCAAAAGGTTTAAAAAGTAAATCTTTAAAAGCTATTGAAGATTATAAGAATAGTTTTAAATTTGAATTGCCAGGAACAGAACCCAAAACAACAACTACACCCGAAACTCCAAAGGCAGAAACATGAAAACTTTTAGGCAACATTTAAAAGAAGGTCTTG